CCTCAACGGATTGGGGGATGTATCCTCACCCCATTTATTCCACCTCGTTTTCAGCGTTCACCGTGCAGCCTAAGTACAAGCTGCCCCCAGTTAGCTGGGGGAAAGCTGCTTCACTCGGCAGCTACACCCCTGCTGCTGGTACATGGAAGCATGAGCTTGAGGGTGGAGACTTCTCCAATGTTGATAGCTTTGGAGACTGCAACCCTGGCGGCCATGTAGAGGCTGCCTTCGCAAAGCTACAAAGCAAGCGAATGAGAGCACAGGCTAAATCCATCCAGAGCAGGATGGAGATGATCTTCCGTATGAATGAAGTAGGGATTGGGCAGGATGAAACACCCCGGCTCAACCCACTAAAGCTGATCAAGGAATTGGTCGGTCGTTCAGTCAGGATGTCTAAGACAAGGAGGGAGGAGCGAGGTGCAGGATTGAAGCTGATCCTTGTAGACATCTCCCCTTCCTGTGCAGCAATCAGGGATGCCTGCTATGCCGCTGCACTAGCTATTGCCGATGCCGATCCTAACGTTGTGGTCTTCGCCCACTTCAATGGCTATGCAACGACAGGAGATGCTGACTCTCTGGTAGTCGGCACTCGATACAAAGAAGTCCCAATCATTACAGAGGACGAGAGCGACTACGGCCCAAAGCGGGAAGACATGGAAGCCTTCGAGGCTTTCCTATCTTCCGGCAAGCTGGCTGGAGCAATCGCCTTTGGAGATAGCGATGCAGCAAGTCTGTATGGCTTAATCGCCAAGTATGCACCAGTGGTGTGGATGACTCCCTTCGACAAGGAAGACGCCATCTGGGCCGTGCAGAATGCTGCTGGCAATGACTACTGCTTTGACAAGGCATCACTCTATGTCATCCCCAATGTAGAGGATGGACTGTCGGCAGTTAGAGGAATGGAGGCCGTATTGAAAGCGAAGAAGATTTAGATGGGTGTCTACATATCACAAGCGGGAGGCTCTCCCCCTTATCCTTTACTGCTTCTGCTTGAGGGATTCGAGGCTGCTTGCTTAGGCGAGTTCCAGAAGGAACATCCGAACATTCAACTTCTGAAGAAGAGAGGAGAAGAGATAGAGGACGAGGCTGAAGAGATGGGCGTAGAGATTGATTGGGTGGACACACTTGATTGCCCCGTAGCAGTGCTGAAGGGTGCTTGCTTTGGTGCTTTCCACATGACCCTGGCAGTCCCTGTACACAAACGGCTCCGGTCACGGGCACTCGAAGGCAAGGTTAAGCTAAGGGGCTGGCCTTGAATTGAACCTGCTTTGCAAAGAAGGGTACCGAAAGCAGCATAAGTAGCTGAAATCACAAGCAAAACAACGTCCCTGTACAGTTTGGGGCATAGGGGAATTCTCCCCGACAACGAAAGGTAAGAAGATGACTACTCGACTTCAGAAAATGGCAGCGCAAGCGGCTAACCGTCGCAAGGCTCGGCAGACCGGGAAAGAGCCCGAATGGGAAGCACTGGCGATCATCGAAGGCCCGAACGGTGGATCCTTCGAGATCGTGGAACGGCCCGAAGGGAAGCACAATGGAAAGCTGGTTCCCTCCGCAATCATGCTGATCGCTCGATCTGCCCGTGGGAAGGTTGGCTGCTTCGCAATCGATGCTGCCTTTGTCCTGGCCCTCTCCGAGATTCCCTTTGAGGAACTGGCCGGATTGTGTGAGTCGAAAGAGCGGACGCCGGTGAACGTTCCTGACGCCCCCGTCGCTGGCCAGGCCAACAACGTTATGGCTGGTGCTCCGTGGTTGCAGGCTCCGGCAATGCCCGGTCTCAACAGGAACATCGTCGCCAGCATGCAGGAGTGGCTCCGGGATGGTGGGTTCCCGGATGCAGCTGTCGAGACTGACCGGGCGAAGCTGCGGCAGTACGTGACGTGGGTGATCGAGACGACTGGCCTGTTCAATCAGGACGGTTCGCGCAAGTAGACCGCCAGACGGCTGAACTCGAAGGGCTCCCAGGGGTAACTCTGGGGGCCTTTCTTGCGTTCTGGCCTGGTGCTCCCGGTCCTCTCCGGTAGAGCCCCCCTGAGCCGCTGTTGAGCACTGCTCCGGCGCTCCCTCCCTTGTCTCGACACGTCGCTGCCCCGTCAAGGCTACGCACGGCGCTGCTAGGGGCCTTCATGTCGACGTTATGGCGTGGGTCCTGGTAGCCCCGGGGCAAATAGGGGCGGAGGAGGGATTGTGGTCTGGATGCGTAGCTACTGAACTTGCCCGGTCCTCTCCGGCCTGGGCTGGGGCTGGACAGCCAGGTCGCCGACGACGAGTTGAGTGGCCTGCCTTCCTACGGAGGTAGAGCAGGGGCAGCCCAGGAACGGCGGTTAGCAGGCCCCATTCGAAAGGCAGCCAGGGGGCAGCGTCCACCCCCCCACCCCCTCGCTCTGTGGATATATATATTCCTGTACGTAAGAGCGGGTCAGACCAGCTTTACGCTTGGTGGCCCTTCGCTCCAAGGTGTGTAGATAGCTAAACAAGCTCCCTTGGGTGACGGTCCTGTATGTCCATCAGAGCGAACGAAGTGTGGTCGGCCTGTTATGAGTCGTACTTCGGCTGCTTTCCACACGTAGTCCCTCCACCAGCGGGTATCTGTGCATGCCGGGATGAGGCAGACGATGGTTGGGCCTATGCCCAGGGCTGATCTGGACTCTTCGTAGGCTTTTTGTAGCCATTTACCGATGGATCGGCCCCATGGAGGGTTGAGGAAGATTGATCTACGGGGAGATGCTGGGTGTATGGAGTTTCCGTTCTGGTCTTTGACGTAGATGGGCGACTGCCAGGACCATACGGAGAGTGCATCGAGTTCTTCGTCTAGGTAGCAGGGGCATCTGTTGTTGTGTAGCGAGGCGCTAGCGTCCATATCGAACTGGAACTCGTCGTTCAACTCATTGAACAACTTCTCGGGCGTAGACCAGTCGGTGGACTTGGAGCTGAAGAGCTGATCCTGATTCCAGGCTGTGGACATTGTGACCCCCTCAGCGTAGGCCCCCGGCAAGGGGGGATGGATGTGTGCCGGGGACCTACCAGCCTGGGGTGGCTTGCTGAGGAGTGAACACTACCACAGACAGCCTGTGCGCGTCCCGGCTTTTCGAGAATCTTCAGAGCGCAGTTGACACCGTAAGCTGACTAGGCGTACTCTCGGCTTTCAACTCGGAGGTCACTCATGGAACGAAGCTATTTGACTCACCCAAAAATCGTGGGCGCAGCCTGGGAAGGGGTGCTCTTGTATCCGGTCCTGTGGTTGTTGTCTGACGCCGGGAGGATTGAGCGGGACTCGCTCGATCCGTTGTATCTGTCGGCTGTGACGAGAGTTCCGGTGGGGGTTGTCTCCGCTGGGCTGACTGCGTTGACCGAGCGTGGGGTTTTGGACGGGGAGGCGTTGCTCGCGTGTTTCCCCCTCACGTGCGTGCATGCGCCCCCACCCGCACGTACGGGACGCGTGCCTGCGGCCGCAAGCGTGGAACGAGGAACCGAAGGTTCCGTCAATGTGCCCGCGCCCGTAGGCGCACCCGCGCACGAGGGGCTGGAGCAATATCTGGCCGCTCAGTGGGGTGACCTGATTGCTCGTGGCAAGCCGCTGGCTGGGTGGATCTCGGTTCAGCAGGACGCCCATCCCGAGATGGATCTTCTCGCTGAGGCGAAGAAGGCCCGCGCTTGGGAGTTGAGCCAGAAGAAGCCAAAATCCGCGATCCGTAGATTCCTGGCCGGGTGGTTCAACCGAGCGTCTGGGTACAAGGAGGAGACGAAGATCCGCGCGGAGGGTGGCGTGAAGCACTGGAGCGGGATGAACAAGCGGGAGCGAGACAAGGCTGTTCAGGAGAACCGCCATGAGCATTCGATGGTTGTCGATGGGATCAGCATTACTCGCGACCTCAGAGACGATATGTTCGTTCTCTCTGGCCAGGACATGACCACGGAGAAGCTTCCGTTCAGGGGCGCTCTGTCCGCTGTCGTCCGGGGGAAGCTGAACGGTAACGGGGATCCTTACGACCCCGATCCGCTGAAACAGGTTTTGAAGGATGGATTCGCAAGGGCTGAGAGCGACCGGGCTCTCACCTGGGCTGTTGACCAGATCGTCACTGACGTTCGCTATGAATTGGGGTTGTTGCCGGTATGAACGAAAACAGGTTTGCTGAGGCTAGAGAACACGACATTCGTCAAATCGCAGAGGCACTAGGGGTGGTGCTGGCAAAGAACAAGGGGATGGCTTACTGCCCCGACCACAGCCGTGGTCCGGGAAACGGTAGTCCCTCCCTGTCCTTCTACGCCAAGTCAGGCTCCCAGAAGTTCAAGTGCCATGGGTGCCAGAAGGCTGGGGACGTTGTAGACCTCGTCTGCTGGCTCCGCGATTGCGACAACATGGGTGCTCTCGATTGGATTAACGGACCCTCGCTCAACGGGGCGAAGGTTCAATACCCCCAGGTCAAAGAGGCTGCACCGGAGGTGAGCAATTCCCAGAGGATTGCCGCTTGCTCTGCATTCATCGGAGCCCTGGGTGAGATAGGGCAGTTCGGGATGGACTGGCTTACGTCGGAGCGCGGGATAGAGGCTGCTACAGCCAAGAACTTCCGTATCACCGACATTCACGAGAACAAGGCTAGTGGCGCTATGGGGGCCGCGATCAGGGCTACCAGCGTGGAGGTCTGCGTGAATCTGGGGCTGGCGAGGAAGTCTCAGAGCAGTGACAGCCTGTTTTGCCCCTTCGGATTCGCATATCACCTTGCGATCCCCTACCTCACTGACACTGGGTCTGTTGCCCATATCCAGTTCAGGAGGGTGTCCAGAAGCGGGGAGCTAGGCTCTCAACCCAAGTACAGGCACATCAAAGGCACCGTTCCACTGCCCTACAACCTCCCGGCGACCAAGGAACTGCCGAGCAGGGTGTTTCTGGTGGAAGGGGCTCTGGACGCCGTAGTCCTCTCTCAGATGGGTCTGAACGCTCTGGGCATACCTGGAGTCGGGTGGCTCAATAAAAATCGCTCTGAGCGCATCCTGAGGCGTCTGAGGCCGTCTGACGAGGTGGTCATTGCCTTCGATTCCGACGAGGCCGGTGCGAAGAACACGGAACGCTGCACTGAGATTTTCGAGGGTCTTGGGGTCAAGGCGATGTCTGTCCGCTGGCCAACGGGCTTCAAGGGTGATTGGTGTGATTGGGCGAAAGAGCGTCCTGGCGATGTGCCTGAGATTGTGGCTCGCACTGAGGTCTTGTCCGACACGGAGGCTTGGATTGGCGACATCATGCGGGAGGGCACAGAAGACGTTGTCGCTGTAGCTTCCGGCAGCAAGACGACCAAGCAGGTAAGGACCGGCTATGCGCTGATGGACTCGATGTTGGAGATTGAGCCCGGAGACATGGTGGTTGTTGCCGCTAGGCCGTCCACTGGCAAGAGTCACTTCGCCCTTAGCTTGTTGCAGCGGATGGCGAGGAAGGAGGGGACGAAGGGGCTGTTCATCTCTCTGGAGATGTCGAAGCCTTCGGTGGCCAAGCGGATCTCAGCGGCAGAGATGGGGCTAGGGCAGAGCACAAGGCGCTCGGTTGACGACCTCAAGGAAGCTGCCGTCTTCGCTAACGAGTCCTTCAAGGGGCTTCCGATACTGGTGGACTTCGGCAACCGGAAGCTGGAGAGGATCATCGAGTACACGAAGGCAGCGGTGAGAAGGCATGGGATCAGCGTGGTGGTGATCGACTACCTCCAGCTTGTTGAGTGCAAAGGCAGAAGCAGAGAGCAGGAGGTCGCTCAGGCATCCAGAGCGCTGAAAGCCCTCGCCAACGAGCTTCTGGTGCCGATTATTACCGTGGTACAGATGAACAGAGAGATTGAGAAGCGCACCGGCAACATGCCGCAGATGTCTGACCTCAGAGAGTCTGGGCAGATTGAGCAGGACGCTGACTCCATCCTCTTCGTAGACAGGCCGTTCAACCGGGATCCAACGGCCAACTTCACGGACTTCATTGTCCGAATCGCAAAGCAGCGAAACGGTGCCCCAGGGAAGCTGACGCTTCACCTCCCGGAGCCTTTCGGGTGGCTGCAAGATAGGGAGTTTGACAGCTACTATGACAGTGCGTAAGCTTCGGATGCTATGGAGGCTGACATGAACTTTGGAGAGAAGGTTAGAGAGGCTCGCTCTGAGAAGGGAATCAGCCTCACCGAGTTGGCCAAGCAGCTTGGAGTAACAAAGGTTTACGTATCGGATGTTGAGAGGGGCCGCAGGGCTCCCTTCAACCTGATTCGTATTCGGCAGGTATCGGAGATTCTGGGTTGCGACCCGTTTGACCTATACGTGCTTGCGGTACGTTCCCGTGGTCATGTGACACTACCTACCGCCGACATCAGCGAAGAGCAGAGTCGGCTGGCAGCGGTGCTCTCGTATCACTGGAACAGTTTTAACAACGACGACGTTAGTAAATTGATAGGAGCATTGTAGTGAGCAATCCCAGTATGAATAAGGCGCTCATCGTGGGCCGCGTAGACGCGCCGCCCAAGATTCATTCGAGCGGCGAAGGTAAGGAGAGGATGGGCTTCCGGGTCCGCACCAACAGGGCGTGGAGAGATAAGACGTTCTCTACGGTCCATCGCATTACCGTTTGGGGCAATATGATTACCGACATCCGCAACCTCCAAGAGGGGGACTGCGTGTCGGTTGATGGACGGATTGAC